ACACAATTCCATGTTCTTCAGACATTGGTTGAATAGAAGCAATCAAAGGTAAAATTGATGTACCTACAGATGCTGTAATAACGTCTAAAGCGATTTGAGGCATATTACCCAAAGAACCTAGAGTACCTTGACCCTCACAGAAATGAGCATAGTTTTGGAACTGATCTAATTGTTGACCTAAAGCAACGATCTCATATGGAGATAATGCTTCATTTACTTTAGATTTAATTGAATGAGTTTCATAAGCACCGATTTGTTCTTGATATTTATCAGAAAAAATATTTGCTTGAGTATCAATGCTAGCTTCATTGATTTCAGCTAGACTTTTAATTTTATTTACATCCATAATAGTTTATTCCAATCTTTTTTAATTTATAAATATTAACGACGTCCAAATAGACGACTTACTAAAGGAGCATTTGATCTATTTGATTTTATAGTAGCACCTTCTTCAATGGTAGTATGACGTTTACGTGCAGCTGCAAACAACTTACTTGTATAACTTTCAGAAATATCTGCTTCTGAAGTATTGGATTCTTTTGCTTTTGTTGCTGTGTCTAATGAAGTATCTTTTGAGTCTTTTTTAGTATCTTTATCACCTTCCTGAATTTTAGGATGAACACATTCAAGTAATTCACGTATATCATCAAAAGACATACCTTTATCTAAAGCTTTAGTAACAACAGATTTGTCTACACCAAATTCATCTGCTAATTTTGAAGCTTGATCTGTTTCAATAGATTCAGCAACAGTTTCAGCTGCATTTAGAGCAGCTTTAATTTCATCAGGAGAACCTAGTTTTTTATATTCATCTAACTCTAATCGTTGTTCTTCAGCTAAATCTAAAGCATCACGAATTTCAGCAGGAGAACCTAGTTCTTCTTGATCAGCTTCTACTGTATTTAAAACAGTATTAATTTCTTCCGGAGTACCTAGATCTTCACCACTATGATATACTGGAGCATCTGGATCAATACGAGCTGATGCTGTAATAGCATCAGCTCCTTCATTAGCTTGTTTAACTTCATTAGTTAATCTATTAACTGTTTCAGTTAATTCAGCTACTGTTTCATTCAATTTATCAATTGCTTCAGAACCTTCTTCTAATGCTTCATGAATTTGTTGAACACTTCCAATAGATCTAAATTGTTGTAGTTCTTGTTTAGCTTCTGAGATAGCAGCTACAGTACCTAGAGCTTTATATCCCTCAACAATTGATTCTGCAGTTTTTAATGAAAAAGAAGTAGAATTTAGTTCTTCAGTAATTTTACTTACTTGTTGACTAATTCCAACCTTTTCTGCTTTTAATTCAGAAATTTGACTTTCTAAAATATTAACAACTTTATTGTCTTCCATATTTTTATTTCCAGTTAATTTATTAATATCTTCTTCCTGAATTTTATTTTCAAGAAGATCTTTTTCTATTGATTCCACTACAGAAGGTAAAGCTTGTATATATCCAGGACTTTGGACAAAATCAATCCTAGTGAAGCGGAATGCATTTGGTACTACTGTTTTTGAGCTTTGAGGTGTTGATTTAAATAATCCATCAGCTTTTGTAGATACTCGTAATTTAGATTTTGCTCTAACATAAGTATTTAAATTTCGACCAGCATCAGTATTTAAAACTAAATGCTCTGCCATACCAACATTTTCTTCATTAATCCAAACACGTATTACTATATGAGATGCTAATCCATTTCTTATATCAATATCAGTTAGTTCACAATCATGTCCAATAGTTCCATATACTAATCTATCTTTCAATCGTGATTGAAATTCTTCTTCTGCAATAGCAGTTTCCCAAGCTTCTTGAGGATAATAAACATTATTACGACTAAGAGTTTCAGGAAAAAATGCAGGTCCAGATATTTTTGCTAATATAATTACGCCATCTACTTCACTAGCAGATTCATCTATTGATAGTTCAACACCTGTTTTAGTCTCCCAACTTTCTAGTATAGAAGAAATAGTGTTCATATTATTTAATCACATGATTGTCATTAGTAACTTTACCATCAATATTAACAGCTACTCCTAGCATACGTAATACATTAACAGCAGCTCTTGGATTATTAGTAGTAATTGAAATATTAGATCCTGATTTTTTAACTCCAGTTTTTGGACTAACTTTTGATTGTAATAAAAGTTTGGCTTGTCCAAAATTGATTCCTACTGATGGTATAGTAAAAGTGGTTAGTCCTACTCGTGGACCTGCACTAATAGTTAATTGGTTTACAGTAGCAGCATCTTCAAGAATTTTTACTGATTCTTTTAAAGATTTATTATATTGTTTTAGTGATGCCATTATTATTCCTTCTTAGTTTATCTAAATTATCAATCACTAGGGGTAATCCTAATAATTCTTGTTGTTGTGAATAAATCTGAGATATAGATAAATCAACCAAACTATCAAACCCACTAGCAAGACCTGGATTTAAAGACTCTATATAGTTTAGATAAAGAATATAATCATCAGATGTTTTTATATTTTTTATTATTTCACTTATAGTTTCAAATAAATCTGTACAAGTATTAAAGCTAATAGTATTTGAGGCTTCTTGTATTTGAATTAATAATCTATTTTTAATTCTAGTAGTTCTATCTGGAGTAAAAGATTCTTCACCTGCTATAGATGTTTGATCTGGAGTAGTTTCTGGTTCTTCACTCTTTTCTTCACTCTTTTCTTCAGATTTATTTTCTAAATCATTTATTTGTTGATTTTCAGTATCTTCAGCAGCTTGCTCTTTATCTATGCTATTAGTTAGTACACCACCTAATGATGGTTCATCATCATTATTTTCAATATCTGCAGTATTAGTATATACTTGATTTGAATCTTTATTTTCCTTTTTTCTGAAAATTGTAGAATATCTTGAACCTAATGAAGAGAACGATTCTTTAATAGTTTCTACCAAAGAATCAACATCTATTTCATAAGAAGATTTTTCAATAACAGCTTCTAAATCTCCTACTAAATCTCTCATACTAGCAATTGAAGAAACAATTAAATCTTGTGACTCCATATTTTCTAATTCATCTAAATTCATATTATTTTTTAATTGAATATGAATATCTGAATCTTCTACTATTAATTCAGGAAATCTTTCACTAATATGTAATAAACAAATACCAACTAAAGTTCTAGTTACATTTTTCTGTATACGTTTAATCTTTTTTGCATACCTAATATTAGTTTTAATATTAGATTTACTTTCCAAAGTTCCATCAAATAGTTCTTTTGGTATTCCTAAAGCATTTAGTAATCTTGATAAGCTATCATTTAAAGCTTCTAAAGATGATATAGGAACAGATCTACCTATATCAATAGATTGAGGTGTACTTCTATCACCAACTATAGGTATAGTTTTTACTGATGCTAATTCTTGTAAAGTTATTTCTAAACTTTGAGCATTATTAATTTTTACTACATTACTATTTAATAATTCATCATATTTTTTCATTAATTCAATTAATTGTACTGGATCATATAAATCAGGTACTGGAATTCCAATTAAATTTGGTGTTAAAATAGATCCTATATCACGATATACTGATAATTTATCTAATAAAAGAACTTCTTTTAGTTTATCTAATACTGGCCAGATAAAAGATTGTGATTGTTTTATTTTAAGTGATGTAGGTAATAAATGTCTAGCATTTATAGGTGTTTTATTTTTAATTGCTTTTAGTTCTTTTTCAGGTAATTTTAATTTACTAAAATTTAAGTCAATTGAAAAATAGATTAATTCTGAAATATCTAAGTATTCATATGCTTGTTTAGTAGCATATGCACCTTGAACATACGCAGTACCATTTACGTCTGAGTTTCTTCTAATATTATTATTTACATAATACATAATAGGATTATTTTTACTATCACAAATTGATAGTACTTGTCTTGCATCTAAATCATCTATTAAATCTATTATACCAATTCCAGGTTTTACTACTGGTCTTAATGCGTAAGATCCACTATGTAATAAATCAGGAAAAATTGATGTTAGCACATTACTTATATTTAACTTATTAAGCATCCTTTTTAATTCTTTTTCTACTTCAGGATACTTTTCAACTGTTATCATTAAGAAATCTGTAGATCCATTATCTACTAAAACATCATTAATAATAATATCATATATACCATTAACTAAATAATTATTTCTATATCCTTCAATTTCATTAAAATAATATTCACGATTATTTATTGAATTACTTAAATTGGCAGATAAATAAGAAACCATACTAGCAAAATGATTTTCATGTTTAAATCCAACTAAATCAGTTAAAGTATTTACTATAGTTTTTGATACTAATTTTTCAGTATTAGGATTATTAGCTTCATTTATACTATTTAGATTTTCTTCTGACATATATTCCTCTATTATAGGTACTTCAATTGGTGAGCTAGTTGTGATAATAGCACAACAGGGATGGCCATCCTATTCGCTCATGAAACTTGGCTCCTCGAGGTGGGTACGATCCACCAACCTTTTGATTAACAGTCAATTGCTCCACCTATTGAGCTATCGAGGAATATACTATTTAATACTAATAAATTGTTTTGATTCAAATACTTTTTTACGACCGTTACCAATATCTAATATAATTGAATCTCCATCACGACTTACAACAAAGTATTCTTTTCCATCATCTAATCCTGTTTCAGAGAGTTTAGCAGGAGTTACATATTCTCCATTAATTCCATCAATTTCTAATTGAGATTCAGGAATACTTTTTTGTTTAGTTTTTGGTGTTTTTGCTTCTTTAACTGTAAATTGTTGAACAATTTCTGTTTTTAGATCCTTTAATTCAATATCTTTACGTTCACGAGAGAATTGTTCACAATGAACTTTTGAACCAGTAAATAATACTTTTTTATTTTTTATATCCCAAATAACATAACTCATTACATCAGGATCAATAGATATTGATTGAACAAATTTTGGTTTAGTATTAGCTGGATCTTTAAAATCAATAGGTTTAGGTGCTGGAGGAGTACCTAAATCTTTTGACTCATTAGTTTTAAATGACTCACTAATTAAAATAAGGCGTGACGCTAATTTGGATGCTTTTGACATTTTTAATGTTTTCCTGATAATAGTGTTGTTTCTAATTTGTTTTTATTTAGATGTTTAAACATTGCATCCATATTAGTCATGGCCATTTTAGCATCAACTACAGTACCACCTTTAGCTATATTCTGATAACAAGACCATATACTACCACATACACTATCTGTAATATCTTTACTACCTGTTGATGGATGATCATATTTCTGTTCATTCTCTGTTAGTTCTCTAATTTCTTTTATAAGTTTTTCACTATTAGGAGCAGTTATACGTTGTTCTAACATACAATTTCTAAGATGAGAATATGGATCTTTATTCCTATCAACAGATACTAATTCTGTTTTAATACCTTTTAATGTTAAATCTTGTCTTAATCCACTAGATTGAAAACCATCAGTACTAACAGTATGTATAGGATAACCTATTTTCTTAGCTGTTAAAATAAATTCCCGTATCTTATATATAGCAACTTCTTGTCCTGGAAGTGCTCTAATTTCCATTACCCACTCAGTTACAAATACTGGCTCACGATTTATAATTTGAGTTCCAGTTAATGAATCAAATCGTTTAGTATCAGTATATCCATCTAAATAAGAGCAAGCAATACCTGTACTATCAAATTTTAAACCCAAATCTATATGAATAAAACGCTGTTGTTTATTTAAAAAAGAACACGTTTTTAAATCAATATAATTTTCTAATCTTTGAGTTTCATCAAAGAAGTCTAAAACTATTAATGGTTTAGTAACTATATTTGGTCTGCTAAATACAGTGTTTATAACTGAAGTAGAAGATAAAAATGAGAATGTGCTAAATGTTGAAACACCTGCTAAATCACGTAATGCTTCAATTATATTTGCAGTAAAATCAGGTAAATGTTCTATTGGAACTTCAACAATTCTACCTTGATCTAAAGCATGAATAAGATCTTTACTATCTTTTGTAATAATAAATGGATCTCTATTCATATCACCAGCATATACTTGGAATTTTTCACCAGTATATTTAGTATGATGTTTGTGAGCTTCCCAATGTGAATAAGAAAATACTATAGCATCATCTATATTATCTTTTTTCTTCTGTTCTAATCTAGTATCAATAAAAGAATGATTACCTTTATTAGATGAATCAAGAATTAAATGACCTAAAATTTCTTTCTTAGTCGCACCAAACCTTGAAGCACGTCGTTTGGTAATAGTATCAAGATTATCTTTACCTTGATCACCTACTACTGTCATATCATTTATTTCTGAAAATAAAGCACCTACTGTAGCTTGACCTAAAAAATCACGTCCTCTGGATCCAATTACAATATCTATTTTCTTAATAAAGAAAGTTGATCTATTTTTACTTAAATTAACTTTTGATTTAAAGTATGGACTCATTTCAACCCAAGATTGAATATCATCCCATAATACTGTTCCTGCTAAACCTTTAGTTGCATTTATTAGTGCAAAAGAAATAATAGTAGAAGTTAATAGTTCATAATATTTATGAGGGTCTTCTAATGAAAGTAACCTACAAACATCATATAAAATAATTAATTTAGCCATTGTTGATTTACCTAGACCAATAGCTCCAGATAAAATTATTTCTTGTTTAGGACTATGATAAGGTGTTGGATAAATAATTCTACCAGCTTCACGCCAAATTGGATAAAGACCAGTACCTAAACTTTTTCCTAAATAAAAAGGATCATCAATAAATTGATCAATTGTAGGTACTTTTTCTTCATATCCTGACATTAATGCTAATTGATGCATTACTTCCAATTTACCATATTTTGAAACTAGTTCTGAAGAATCATTAGGTAAAATAAGTTCCATAAATTCCTCAGTATTAATAATTAAACTTCTTCAATAACAATTACTTTATTTACCACCTGTACCTATCAGATCACGTACATAAGGTTTTCCTTGTGCTGGAATATTATTTCTATTCCACATACCAAGTTGGAATCCTAATCTAAAATATCCTTTATCACCAAGACCTTCAGTAATAGTACAATATTTTCTTAGTGCAGTAGCATTTTCATTAATATTTAATTGTGTACCATTATTTTGGTACCATTTAGTATATGATTCAATTGTTCCAGTATCTATTTTTGTAGATATTTTTGATTTTGATTCATTTATGCCAAATAATTTATCTTTTAAACTTGTTGGAGTAAACATAATTAACCTATAGATAATAAATAGTGAGCGATTTCTTCACCTTCTTTTTCGTCTTTTTCAGATTGTAAAACTTTAGCAATTTTACCTAAAGTCCTCATATTTAGATCTTTAGGTTTACCTGGATACTTTTTATCAAAATCCTGTATAAGATCTAATGATCTTTGCTGAGCTTCTTTACTAATCACTTTACCTGTAGTATCTTCGTCTTCATTACCAGCTTCTCTTTGAGCTTGTTTATCAACATGACTAGTCATCTTATTAATAATATTTTGCATACGTTCAAAAACTTCTTGTCTTGTCATTGACAAATCAACTGATACTGAACGTGATATTAAAGGTTGATCAAAATCTTTTAAAGCATAATTACTTATAAAAATAATTTGTCCTTTAAATATAAATGAAGTTTCTAGACCTAAATTAACAACAGCAGGACTTAAATAAGTAATTTTTCTATCTTTAGCACCACTATCTAAAGCTGCTTTTAACATATTAATTCTATCTGCATCATTAAGAACAGAGTCACTATCATCAAAAATAATTAACTTATCAGGATTTTCATATAATAATTGATAAAATCCAACGGTAGTTAATTTAGCTCCTTGTAGATGAAGATAATCTTCATCTTCTAGCATACCTACATTAGTAAGTGTTTCAAGTACAGTATAAGTTTTTCCTAAACCACCTTCACCAACAATAATCATTCCTGGTAAATCTTTTAGGCTAATAATTCTTACTAATTTTGCCATTATTTCAAATCTACGATTTATGTCAACTATATAATTATTATCAGTACCTTGTATTAGGGAAGACGTTATTTTAGTTTGATCATTATCAAAATCAGCACCAGCACCTATTATAAGACTCATTACATCATTGAATTTTTTAAAGTCTTCTGGAATTGGTTTAAAATTAAGACCATCAACTGATACCACAGATCCATTTTTAGAAAAACCACTAGTATAATTTTTATCTGATACTGCAAATGATTCTATGTAACCAAATTTTTCATTTTTATTTTTAGAGAAATCTAAAAATAAATATACATATTTATCTTTTAGAAACTTATTAGTACTAGGACCATATTTCATAATATAATGTTCAGCACCACGTAACTTAATTTCTTTATTAGGTCCTAATTTATATTTATTAGATATTAAACTAATAAAACTTTGATATTTATTATTGCTAGTATAATTAATTGCAATAGCTTCAGATATTGTAATTAATTTATGTGTTAATCTAGATATATTCATATTAGTTTTTATCTAATGATAGCCTGTTTAAAAGTTTCATAGCTGCTGCTTGTAAATCTCCAGCAGACGTATCTATATTACCTAAATTATTAGAGGATTCTTGATTAAGAATGAGAATTTTTGTCTCAATATCTGACCAATTAATAGATTTAATTGCATTACTAATATATGCACTAGATTGTTGAGTTGATTGTAACGCAAGTGTATATCTTTGTATCTGTTCTGATGGAGTCAGATGTTCTACTATAGAAGGATCAAATATTTGATCCTCCAATAAATCAATTATTGATGCTAGTTTTTGTATTCTTTTTGCTTCTCTCTGTGCTATTGTTAATAACAATAAACTTAATCCTATCTCATTAGATTTCAATGAATTTAAATCTATAGAAGCAAGCTCTGAGGCAGATTTTATAGCTGCTAGATTATTTGTGTTCACAACAAGAAATTCCTTTTGAAATAAACTCAGGTTTAATACTTATAATATTCTTCTTTACTGGATTAGTAATTAATTTTGGTTCTGAGAGTGGTGGTCTAATGTAAAGTTTTTGTACTGAAATTGGTTTATTATTCATATGAACTCTTATTTAAAATTAAAATTTT